CAGGACTATGTTGGTCAGGAACAGTATGTCATCACCCCAGGCTCCGGCTTTGACGGCGATGCAAACGGCCCACAGGCTGCGTTCCGCGCTCTCATGGTTGCTGGCGTTCCTATTTACCCAGATCCTTACTGCCCAGAAGGCACGCTCTACCTCCTTAACACCAACTATCTCTCGCTCTATATCCATGAGCAAGGTCAGTTCGTGTTTACAGGCTTTGAGTCTACCCTTCCTAACTGGCAGATTGGTTATGTCGGTGCGGTTCTTACCATCGCTGAGTTGGTAAACACCAAGCCAAAAGCCATGACCAAGGTGACGGGTTACAACTCGCTCACGCTGTAAGGAGATAGCAAATGGCTTTATCACTTCAAAAAATTCTTGTTAGTAACGTACTAACAAACCAAGCCGCTGCTTTTTTCCAAACGCAGACGGTAACAAGCGTCGGTATTGGTAACGCCTCGGCTATGAACGCCGGCGTTTCCTCTGCTCAGTTCGTGCCTGCTGGTCTTTATCTTCTTCCACCAACGGCTAACGTGGTGATTGAAATCAATACTGGTGCATCGAACGCAAACACTTGGACAACCTTGATTGCTGCAAACGTAGGTGGCACGCTTTATTCGGACGGCTGGAACGTCCGTGCAAACGCGTCAACTGGTTCGCAGACTGTCACGTTGTACACGGTTAACGGTGGTCAGAACGCTACTGGTCAGTTCAACAACGTCTAAGGGGGACTGACTAATGGCAAATATTGATGCAGTAGGTCAAAATACGCAGGACTCTTTTGGTTATTTTCGCATAGCCAACTATGGGCCTGTGCCTTTGAATGCTACAGGTAATGCTGTTATCGCTCTTCCCATCCTTCGGGGTGGGACGGGCGGCACCACGCAGTACGTTCTTCGTCGTATCACGGTTGCTAATTGCTCGAACATTGCAGGTGGTTCAGCTCCTAATGCTGCAACTGCTAACATTTCGATTGGTACAACCAATGACGGTGGTAACTTAGTTGCTAACGCTCAGACCATTGCTAACGTCACTTCAAACGTGACTTATCAAGATTTGACGTTAAATGCCAATACGGTAACGACTTCTTACACGGCTAACGCTTTGTTTGTTAACGTCGGAACCAGTGTTGCAAACGCAGCAGTGTTTATCTCTGTCTACGGCGATGTTGTAGTATTCTAATGGTCTGGGTAACAAACACAGGCGAAGATTTCTTTGTAAGTAACTGGGATGGGAAGGCTTACTCCTTTCCTCCCGGTAAAACTTTAGAGGTGCCTGAGGATGTTGCCCGAATTATCTTTGGATATGGCGTCGAAGACAAGATGCCCGTCCTGGTTAGGCTTGGCTGGACAAAGTTTGCGACTGACGTTCCTAAAGCTATGGAGCGTCTCGATAAGTTCGTGATCTCTGATACCCAGCCTCAGACCTACCACAATACGTCCCCAGTGGTAGAACGAGTACCCTTCCCTGCGTCGCGGCGGGGAAGGGGAAAGGACTAAAGTGATGTCGGTGTATTATGGCTACAACTCTGCAAACTTACATCACATTGACGCGCAGGCTTCTGCACGACGCTAACGCGAATTTTTGGTCAGATTCCGAACTCACGGATGACATTAATAACGCTCGCAATCGCCTGATCCGCGATACGGGCGTTAACCGTATTATTCAAAACACTGTCGCTGTACAGAACCAAGAGTTGTACACGTTTGACAACACGGCAGGTTATGTGTCCGGCATTCTGGTCACTAACGCCGGTTCCGGTTACACGGCTGCTCCCAACATTAGTTTGACGGCTTCTCCGACGGGCAATAACGCAACTGCGACTGCCACGATTAGCCAGACCGGAACGTATGGTTCCAACACGGCAGGTGCTATTTCCGGCATCAATCTTGTAAACCCAGGCTTGGGTTATACGACTGCGCCAAATGTAACAATCACTAGTTCAGACGGCAATGGATCTGGTGGTGCAGCTCAGGCTTTCTTGGCGGGTATGCCACAAGGCAACCTGACAATGGACATCATTAATATTAATCTGTATTGGGGTAATACGCGTATACCATTACGCTATTTGCCTTGGACGCAGTTTAACGCAGAATTACGGTTCTGGCAGAATTATGTAGGCCGTCCAATAGCTTACAGCATGTATGGCGCACAATCATTTTATTTGTCGCCTGTGCCAGACCAAAATTATTCAATGGAAATTGACACAATTGTTGAACCAACAAACTTGGTCAACTTGTCGGATGTAGAGCAAAACATTCCGGCTCCGTGGCAAGATCCTGTGCCGTATTACGCGGCTCACGTTGCCAAGTTTAAAGAACAATCTTATGGCGAAGCCGAGCTGTTCAAGAACCAATATCAGGCCAAGATGCTTAATCTTGAGTCCACTACGTTTACCAGACGTATGCCTGATCCTTATTCGAGGCCATACTAATGGCAGAAAAATCACCTGAGCAGCGCAAACAATATCAGGTGGTTAAGGCTTTCAAGGCACTTAACACGAAAGCCAACCGCACTGCTATTGCCGACGAGGAGTTTAGCTGGATTGAAAACGTCCAGCCGATTGGCTTTGGCAATCTAAAGGTTGTGCCTCAAGTAGCAAACGTCACTATTAGTAGTAATAATGTGACGTGGAGCAATACGGTTCAAACGCTTAACAGTTGGAACATTAACAACGAAGATTATATCTTTGCGTTCCAGTCGGATGGCTCGGCTCAATATTACAACATTACGTCTGGCACTAAAGGTAACATAGCTGCTGCCGGCACATTTTCTAGTTCTGGCGTTCGTGTCAGACAGTGGAAAAACGACCGAATTATTATCAGTGATCCGTCTAAAGGCTATTCCACTTGGAATGGAACAAATTTAATTAACGTTGGTTGTATTAGCACAATTGGCATTACGAATGCCGGATCTGGTTATACGACAGTGCCAACTGTCACAATTAGCGCACCGAATCAGACAAATGGTGTGCAAGCAACGGCTGTGGCCTCTATTTCTAACGCATCTGGCACCATTATTAGTGCTCAAGTAACAAATGTTGGATCGGGCTATACCTCCCTTCCAACGGTTACAATTGCGCCTCCTGCGAGCCAGTTTGGTGTTCAAGCTCAAGGTACGCCAACCATTTCAGGCGGCACTGTCGTTGCAATTAGTATAACTAACCCTGGATCTGGGTACACATCTGCGCCAAGCATCACGATCACGGGCGGTGGTGGGTCGAGCGCTACAGCAAATGCCGTTCTTGGATCTGGCCTTGTGTCGGCTATTACGATTACCAACCCTGGCAGTGGCTACACGGCTACACCGACTGTTACAATTAGCGGTGGTGGCGGCAATAATGCTACGGCGGTTGCAGGTTTCTTGACGTTTAACACGGGCGCAATAGGAATCGTTATAAACAACGGTGGTACGGGTTATACGTCGGCTCCAACAGTTAACATTACAGCAGCTCCTGGCGGTGGTACAAATGCAACGGCAAATGCCATCGTTAACGGCGGCGTTGTGACGCAGATTGTTGTGACTAATCCAGGAGCAGGTTACACATCAGCTCCTACAATTACCTTTTCTGGTGGATCTGGTAACAACGCGGCAGCTACAGGCGTTGTCACATCTGACAACAGCGTGGACATTGCCTCGTTCCAAGGCCGTGTGTGGATTGCACAGGGGCGTACCGTATTTTACTCGGCGGCTGGTTCCTACAATGACTTTGTGACGGTTTCTGCCGGTAACTTGAACCTGCAAGACGACACTTTGCATAGCAAGATTACGGCACTGATTTCGGCTAACAACTTCTTGTATGTGTTCGGTGACGACTCAATTAACGTGTTCTCGGACGTGCGCGTCGGAACGACTGGTCTGACTACTTTTACCAACACCAACGTGTCGGCATCTGTTGGATCACGTCGCATTGAAGCAATTTTCCCGTATTTCCGGTCATTATTGTTCATGAACGACTATGGTGTGTACGCCCTTGTCGGTGCTACCACGACCAAATTATCAGACCCTCTTGACGGTATTTTCCCGTTAATTGACTTTACACAGCCCGTTTCTGGCGGTCAGGTGTTGTTAAACAACATTTTGTGCGCTGCATTCAATTTTACTTATAATGATCCGGTGCAAGGTGCGCGGCCTTTGCAGGCTGTTTTCTTTGATAAGAAGTGGTTTTTGACAAGCCAAGGCACGTTGACGCACATCACATCCGCACCTTTGGTGAACGGTATCAGCATGTACGGCACCGGCGGCACCAATCTGGTCAAATTATACAGCAGTTCAACTGCTGTTATTAACTCTAACGTGCAAACGGCTTTGTGGCCGTTAACAGATGTTATCAGGGACAAACAAGCCTTAAAAATGGGCATCGAGGCTACTCTGACCAACGGTCTGATTTTGAATGTGACCGTGGACAGCCAGTCCAACGTAAGCCCTACATATTCTCTTACAAATGTGGTAACTTGGTATAACAATTCTGGTACTACAATTGGTTGGATTAACAACTCCAGTACGCTTATTGGTTGGTATGGCGGTTCTGGCTATCAGTTGTACAAGTCTGACGCGCAGCAATATGGTAAATATCTTGGGTTAACGCTGACATCCAATAGCGCAGGGTTTACCTACAATACGTTTGAAATGGAATACGAACTCAGAGCGAGGTTCTAATGGCCGTCCCGTATACTTTTGGAAATGCCACGTCGAGCATTCCTCTTTCACAGTTAGACAACAACTTTGCCACTGCCATTACGATTGGCAACACGGCGGTGCAGCTTGGTAACAC